GGCACCACTGTGGGGAGTATTGGGACTGTTAGTAGTTCATTATACATTGCATCACCTTCAGGAGACCAAACAGGTTTAAGGTTTTCCAATAATGTCGTTCATCCTTGTGGAACTTCTGGTTCTCCAAGAGATAATGCTATAGATTTAGGATATGCTTCTGCAAGGCTAGATGACATCTTTGCCACCAACGGCACAATTCAAACCTCTGACCGTAATGAAAAGCAGGACATTGCAAGCCTAACTTCAACAGAAATGTTGGTAGCTAAACGTATTTCAGCATTGTTTAAGACCTTCCGTTGGAAAGACAAAGTTGCAGCTAAAGGTAACGATGCAAGAACTCATACAGGTATTATAGCTCAAGACGTACAAGCTGCATTTACTGCTGAGAGCCTAGATGCTGGTGACTACTCACTGTTTATCTCAAGCACTTGGTGGGAACACGATGTAGAAGTACCAGCAGTAGAAGCTGCTGATGCAGTAGATGCAGTCTACCGTGAAGTAACTGACAGCGATGGCATGGTGACTAATGAGTTGGTTACATCAGCTAAAGAAGCCGTAGAAGCCGTTGATGCTTACACTCGCACAGATACATATGACACTCAGTCAGAAGCACCAGCGGGTGCAACTAGCAAGACTAGGATGGGCATACGTTATCCTGAACTGTTGTCATTTCTAGCTGCATATAATGAGCAGCGGTTTGCATCTATTGAGACACGCCTGACGGCATTGGAAGGATAATTACACATGACTAGAGCAAGAGAAAACGCCAACATATCCCCTGCTGTTGGTCGCAATATGATAATCAATGGTTCCATGAACGTGGCCCAGAGAAGTGCGTCAGTGACAGGCTTGGGTGCAGCTGCTGGGTATTTTACTTTAGATCGTTTCCAGATGAGTACAGATACTGGTGGTAATGCTACTGCAGGTAGATACACAATGACACAAACAGCAGATGGCCCTAATGGTATATCAGCTAATTGTTTAAAATTAGATTGTACAACAGCAGATACATCTATTGCTGCGGGGGAGTTACTTGCAATAGTTTATAAGTTCGAAGGTCAAAACGTACAACGTATCGGTAAAGGTGTAGCTGGTGCGAAACAAATGGCTGCAAGTTTTTACGTTAAAGCTAATGCTGCTGCAAATTATATGCTAGAAATAAAAGATACAGACAATGGTAGAATAAGTAGTAAGTTATTTGCAGTTACTACAGATTGGAATCGTATAGAAGTAACTATACCTGCAGATGTAGACGATGGCTCTAGTGCTTTAAACGATGATAATGCAACAAGTTTAGAGTTTAGAATATGGTTACATGCAGGTTCTAACTATACAAGCGGTACAGCATCTAATGTATGGTCAAATCAAACACAGGCTAATCGTGCTGCTGGAATAAGTAGTTTTTTTGACGCTACCACACGTACATTCTTCCTCACAGGCGTACAGATGGAAGTCGGCCCAGTGGCTACAGATTTTGAGCAAGAAGATATTGGTACTACGTTAGCTAAGTGCCAGAGGTATTTTCAAACAGTATTAAAGGCTTATGGAGTTGTCCATAGTTGCAATACATCAGGAAATGTCTACGCTAATATTAATTTTGTTTCAAAAATGAGAGCAGCCCCCTCTATCACAATGGGTGCTGCAAATACAGGTTCACTGTACGAGAAAAATGCAAACAGAGGGGTATCTGCATTTACTGCCCAAAATATTCAAGCTGAGAATTACCAGCTTCACACGCAAACAAGTGGTGCAACGGCAGGTAGTGCAGCACATCTGGATATTTCCCCGTTATTTTATCAAGCCGATGCGGAGTTATAGTTATGGATAGTTCAATGACAATTTTATCGGCACAATATATAGCAATAGATAATGTAAATGATACAGTTAAAGCCACTATAGACGGACAAGAGCTATCAGTCCCACTAGACCCAGCCAACCGTCACTACGCAGAGATACTACGCCAAGTAGAAGCTGGCACACTAACCATTGCAGATGCTGATTAACCCTTGCTTTATCTAGCTTAGTGGTATAATAATACCCCATAGAAACAATCGAAAATCCCTGTACATATGACTAACTTATACCTGCTTCACCCTGCAGATGTATTGGCCCAGTGGCACATAATAAAACCACATATAGATAGCGCCCTTGCCCACTCTGTGGGCGAAATGACCACCTTCCAATTGTTTAAAAAAGCGATGCTTGGCGAGGTACATGTCTGGGTCTATCTTGATGAGCATACGCAGATCACCGCTGTTCTAAGCACCCGTTTCCTGCATTTTGAGAACCGCAAATCTTTGCAGATTATGACGTGCGGCGGGAAAGTAGAAGATTGGGATATCTGGCTAGATCACAATCACGTTTTTGAAAACTTTTGCAAGAACAACGGCTGCTCATCCATACAAATTTGGGGCCGCAAAGGATGGGGCCGCAAGCTGGCTAAAGTCAGCAGCGAGACAGGCAAGTCCTACAAGCCCCTTTATCACGTATTCGACATGGAGATAGAAAATGACACTGAATAATCCGTTTGGAATTGACCGATACCTACACCCACGGCGATCTGGAATGATCGTTTATAAAGGCGGCGGTGGGCCAGCACCTGAGGTGGATGGTGGCATATCGGACGAACAATACAACAATTTAATGGATCGTGTAGGTAGCCCCGGTATGTTTGGGTACGGTGACAGTCCTCCTCCACAGAACGTGATGGATGGTGAAAAAAAGTCAGGTCCGGTTTATTACGGGCAGGACTTTAATAGGCTTTTCAATGGCGATCAGATCGGTGGCGGTGGCTATCAGATCGGTGGCGGTGGCATGATCCCCGGTTTTGACCTACCCCGTCCCGCTGTGGAGCCTGTTGCCCCCACGGGTCTATATGCTGAAACCGATGCTATTGGAAAAAATCTTAATTCTGGGTTTGCTGGAGTAAATACCGGCATAGAAGGTATAAATACTGGAATAGAGGGCGTTAATACCGGTATTGCCGGGGTCAATACGGGAGTTAATACTGGCTTTGCGGACCTGACCAGTCTGCTGGATCAATATAATACGGACCAAAATACGCAGTTTGCGGGTGTGAATACTGCGATGGCCGACAACGCAGCCAACATAAATACAGGTCTGAATACCTTACAGACGGGTCAGGATACTGGATTTAATAATGTAGGAACCCGTTTTGATGCCGTAGATACTGCAGGGGCTGCACTACAAACCACAGCAGATCAAGGCTTCCAAGATCAGACTAACGCTTTAACGGCAGCTACTGCTAATATTAATACCGGCTTTGCGGATGCAGCGTCTGCTAGGGATACTGGATTTTCTGACGCTTCTACTGCGCTGCAAACAGGCTTTGAAGCCGCTGGCGATGATCGTGACGTAAACCAGCAAAACGTACTGGCGGGTCAGCAAAACCTTAACGCTTCTCTTGATGTTATGGGCGATACGGCAGACGCCTATGCTACTCAGTCTCTGCAAAACCAAGCGGCGTTACAATCTGATCAGGATGGTTTTGTCAGTAATTTTGATGATTATGTTAACCGCTATTCTGATGACACACGTTTGGCGCAGGACACTCGCTCCGACATGCAAACTGCCAACGCTAGGGCTAACGAATCTATTCGAAATGATATGGGCGCACAGTCGAATGCGGCAGAGGGACAGCGTCGAGACATGGCTTCAAACATCACACAGATGCAGATCACACAAGCCCGTGATACGGCCCGTGCAGCGTCTACGATGGCTGGTCTGGATAATAATCTGCGTCAGGAGTTCTCTCAGTTGGGAACCTCTTTCGACGACCAAGGTAATTTAATCCAACAAAGCGTCGATCAGAATGGAGTCACCACCAGACGGGCATTGGATGCCCAAGGAAACATGATCCTAAACACATTCGATACACAGGGTCGGCAGTTAGGACAGCAACAAATTAGTCTGGGCAATGCTCTTGCAAATCTACAGCAGATCGAAATGCCTAGAATTAACAACCCACGTATAAATAGCCTTACTCCCGCTGCGTCTCAGCGAGGAGGAGGCTTGTATGCCAACACAAGAAGTTAATATGCATCCACAGAATATATCAGAATCTGGTCTTAATCTTATCAAAAAGTTCGAAGGTCTACACAGAGTACAGCCGGATGGCATGGTATCAGCATATCGTTGTCCGGCGGGAGTTTGGACGCTAGGATTTGGATCAACCTATGGCGTTAAGAGCGGCACTAAGTGGACAACTCAAGAGTGTGAGGATCGTCTGCGTGTGGACGTGAAGAAGTTTGAAGATGCTGTAAAACGCAAGGTAAACGTGCCTCTTAGCCAAGGTCAATTTGATGCTTTGGTATCATGGACGTACAACTTGGGCGAAGGCAACCTAGCCTCATCTGGAATGCTCCGGAAGATTAACAAGGGTATGTATGAGGACGTGCCATCTGAGATGATGAAGTGGAATAAGGCGCGTGTTAAGGGCGTTCTACAGCCGCTTGCAGGACTCACCAGACGCCGTGCTGCAGAGGCTGCAGTCTTCTCTATGGATGCTGCATTGCCTAGCGATGAGAGCGGCCCAGAGATGCCACAGAAGGTCACTGCAGCCGCTCCTAAGTCACTGGCTAAATCTAAGACTATGGCGGGGGTAGGGGTGGCCGGTACTGCGACTATGCTGGGCGAATTAGCCCCACAGTTACAAGCCTTGGTTCCCTATGCTGCCAGCATGAAAACTTTGTTCCTAGTCGTAGCAATAGGCGGCATTGCACTAGCAGCATACGCAAGGATGAAGGACCATAAAGAAGGCGTCCATTAGTGTTCATTTTTGGCAAAATAAAGACCTACATTATTGCGGCTTTGGCTATGGCTATCCCGATTATTTACATCATGGGACGGGTCACCGGAGCCTCTAAGGAAAAGAATAAAGTGCTGCAGGATGATCTTCAGGCAGCGAAGAAGAATACCGACTTCTACAAGGCAATGGCAGAACATGAAGAAGATAATATTACTGACAGGAATGGTCTTACTGACCGGCTGCGCGGGAACGGTCTATAGGACCGATCTGGAAGTCTACTGTCCACCGATGAAAACCTATTCAGATGAATACAATGCAAAACTGGCTGGCGAGTTAGACGCTCTACCCAGCGGGAGTACTGCCATCGATACTGCAATTTATGACTACGTTGCTCTGCGTGACCGGATTAGAGCCTGTGTAAGTGAAAGGGAGAATTTATAATGGGTTTGTGGAGTAGCACTTTCGGTGACGGGAATAGTTTTGAACAGTCGGTAAATAACCAGTTTGGCGGGGATAATGGCGGGGAGTTTGTAGGGGGGG